CCCGGAGGTGTTCGGCAATATCTTTGTTCACTTGGAACGTCTTGGTTCGAGCAGTCGTCTCATAGAGGGAAGACTCGAGAAGCTTCGAATTGAGTTTCTTGAGCGCGGCAACTCGCTCTTCTTCGGACTTCATGTAGAGTTTCTTGAGTCCCTCGATCTTGGTGCGAGAATCGGCATTCTCCTTCTCGAGCTTGAGGATGTAATCGGTGATGGAAGTAGAGTTCATGTTGGATGTGTATGTGATTATATGATGTGTCTTTTCTTTACTTAGGTGTTTAAAGATAAAATTCATCTGATTTTTAAATGAATGCTTTAAGTCAAAAGATTTCTCTTCCCCGACCACTTGTCCGAATACAAACCAAGAAAAGACCTGTCCGAAGCGTGCGCGTCCGAGCTTCCCTTCCGGATCCAGATCTCGCGAACTATGCTGTGTTCCAGCTCGCTTCATGGGTACTTCCCATGACCATCGCAGGTCGCGTACTCAAGATGGAGTACCCAGAGATCGCCACTGGTCTCGTCGTTCTCGGTGTCGCCAAAACCGCTTTGGCTGCGAATGGAATCATACATTATTAAAGACTTGGTGGGAAAACATATAAATGTTCGTACTTCGTCCAATCACCATTCGACCCCGTGTACACGTCAGCGCAAAAAAAGATGACTTTATCGCACCCACTGAAGCACCCGGTGAGGGAAGTCGACGGTTCCCCTCGATGGATCAGGGTCCCGAAAAAAGGATGAACCCCATCAAAAGGTTTCTCATGGACGTTTTCAAAATCGAGGAGATCGATTATGGAAAGTTTCGCGAGAATAGTAAATGGGCTATTAAGCCACGACCTCGACGCCGAGAATAAAATTTTTATCGAAACTCCCGAGACGAATCTTCCCCTCGTCCACAAGACGCTTGATCGTATCACCAACCTTTAGGTTTTCTTCATACGCCGCAGCGTGTTTTGGTTCGGGTGGCAAGTTTGGCATGAGCATGTTAAACGCCATCATCTTTTTCGCCATCGAGAGTTCTCGATCTTGGAGTACGCGAAGAATATCATTCGGAATCTGGGAAGGATCCATTATATCTTATACATGTAAAATCTTTAATGTATATAAAGTTTACTATCGATGTATTGATACGATGGAACATACACCATACCACGATGATGGTGTGAATATAGTGTATAACATTGATTGTTTTGATGGTCTTGACAAATTCATTAAAGATGGGAAACAGGTGGAATTGACAATTACGTCACCACCATATTTTAACGTAAAGGACTACGTGGAATATGAAAATTATAAAAAGTACCTAGATTTTCTAGAATCTGTATTCGAGAAGACGCTACACGTGACAAAACCTGGTCGAATGTGTATCGTCAATATCAGTAACATTCTCATTACTCGAGCGAATAGAAACTCAGAAAGTAAACGGATTCCCCTCTCATTTCACTTTGTGTCACTCATGGAAAAGATTGGTTGGGAATTTCTCGAAGATATCGTATGGCTGAAACCGGAAGGTGCCGCCAAGAATAGGAATGGGGGATTTTACCAGCATCGACAACCAGTCGCGTATAAACCAAATGTCGTGAACGAGTACGTGTTTGTGTTTAAAAAACCGAGTGGGGCTTTGATTGATAAAATTGTACGAAGTTATGGAAGTCTTGATGCAGAGAATAGTAAAGTTGTGGGTGAATACGAAAGAAGTAACGTCTGGAAAATCAATCCAAAGACGAATTCAAAACACCCGGCACCTTATCCCATTGAACTAACCGACAAGCTCATACAGTATTATTCATTCGTTGGTGATACGGTGATTGATCCATTTTTTGGATCTGGAACGACGGGTTTATCATGTAAAAAATTGAACCGTAAATGTATTGGATTTGAGATTCACAGCGAATACATTGATATGTTCAGGAAATCCATAGACAAAGTGACACAACAACAAATGAAAAGTGTCTTGACACTTGACAGATCTGAATTTAGTGGATTGGCGAAGGATGCGTGTATCACGAGGTTGATGAAACTTCCAAAGAAGGTGTTACTTGATATCTTGAAAACATCTGGTTCAGTTATCAAGTCCACCGTTTCAAAGACTGACATTTCTCACATTATTTATAACAAACTCATAACTTCTTCACAGGATTAAAATCATTCTTTCTCATCCCCTTCATTCCGTGACACATCTTGCATAATGTCTCGACATTTTCCGGTGCGTTGTTGTGTGCAGCTCCGGTACCATCTTTATGATCCATCTCGAGAAGATGACTATATGAATCAGGATCTTTCCAATCATCTAGAGTTCTGTTAATTGGGCACATAAACCCTAGATGACCATCCTGATTTTCACAATCCCGTTTCTTGTGAAATATGATTCCAGACAAAACCTTACCTTTTCTGCGGGCTGTACTACACCTTGCACATTCCGTCTTGATCGAAGGAATGCCACTGTTCTTCCAGTCTCGAACCATACAGTCTCTGGAGCAACCATCGTTTATGCAAATGGGCCAGGTGTTTCCCCGTGCTACCCAAGTATCACGTCTCTCCCTTACATTCTCAGATACCATTTTTAGTCATTTTTCGAAAAGTATTTACATGACTTAGGTACTTAAGTCATAAACACCTTTTGATCAAATCAAATATGTTGTTCTCATCTTCGAGGAAGAGGGGCTGAAGAAAGTTAGACGTTGAGCTTAGTCACGCCCACCCCATACCCCAGTTCCTCCACAACTGGGTCATTTCGGTAGTCCTCTTTGTAATAGACCTTTTTGATTCCACTACTCGCCAGTGCCTTGTAGCAGTTGAGACATGGGTAATGGGTCACGTACGCCACACAATCATCGATGGAGGCACCCCTCTTCGCCGCATCCGTGATTGCGTTAATCTCCGCGTGTATCGTCGCTTGTTCGTGACCATCCCTCACGATGGACTTGTGTTCGCATCCACCTAGAAATCCATTGTAACCCATACTGATGAGCCTATTGTTCTTCACGAGGACGCATCCCACTTTCAGTCGCTCACATGGAGACCGCACAGATGCGAGTTGGGCAGTCTGCATGAAGTAGTCTTCCCAAGAGATTCGGGACATTTTAAATGCCTAAGTAAAGGTATCTTTAACTAGTAGTATGGTGAATTTAAAAAGACTTTGGATACGTCTCGATATCCTCAAACGTCGTGACCCTGTTGAGTACAGAAGAACGCCGTTCATTGAAGAAAATAGGGTTCGTTGGGAGACTTTCATTCACCATTACCTTAAAAAATCAAAGCTACGGCTATTAACAGCAGATGTTAAAGTGTGTAATACTGATTCGATTAAAGAACTAATCAGTATTTGGACAGAGAACGCCGCTAAAATCACGAAATTTTTTTTTAAACTAAAATGTGGTGAACCTTGCATGTGTTGTGGTCGAAAAAAACATCTTACAAGGGCGCATCTATTACATGATAGACCCGAGTTACTGAAGCGTGCAATTCTTGAAGCTCCTATCATTGACGATGGACACGAATGCCACATCTCCTCTCACTGGTTCATGCGTAGATACATAGAACTTCACATCGATTTCCCAATCGCCCCACTGTGCAAAGAGTGTCATCAATATATAGACAAGTGATTCATCTCAAATCTTTATCAGCAGTGTAGTACGTCTTCCCCTTCATGACGAAGCTGTGCACCCTCGCGTAGCCCCACGCTTGTGGAGAGGCTCCCGGACGATGCCCGGTTCTCCACGCGGCGAGACCCCTATTGTAGACCGTCTTGAGGGTCTTCAAAGGCACGCCAGTAGCCTTAGCAATTTCAGGGAGAGATTTGGCTCCCGGATACATCTTTCTAAACTTTTGCGTGTAGGAAGAGGTCTTTGTCTTCTGTCCCTTGTCCGTCTTGAAATCTTTGTAGTCCCGCTTGAGCATCTTTTTGTAGCGGGTCTCGACCTCCTTGAGGGTGGTGAGTCCCCTGAAATATTTGAGGGGTGCGTAGATTTTACCCTCCTTTTTACGCAGCTCCCCAACCTTCTTGGTAATCTGAGCATCGCTCAGAGGCATCTTACTTTTTCCTGAGATATTTTATAGCCGTCTTTATGTCAGGAAAAATGGTTTGCCCCAAGTTCACACGTCCTGTCTTTTGACTGAAGTATCCCTGGTAGCCCTCAAAGACGCAAGCGTGGAAATCACCCATATAAAAATAACAACATTATTTTAAAAAGGTGGGATGGGACTCTCGATCATCATGGGGAATATGTTCTCTGGGAAAACTTCGGAACTCATTCGGAGACTGAAGCGACTCAAGGTTCTCGGTAAACAAATCATGGTCATCAACTCTGCCAAGGATACACGTTCCCCAGATGAAGTTCTGAAGACTCACGATAATGTCAAGTTTGACTGTCATAAGGTCTTCAACCTCATGGAACTCATCGAGAAACAGGTGTTTGAGGATGCCGAGATTATCGCTGTCGATGAAGCACAATTTTTTCCAGATCTCAAACACTTTGTTCGTTACTGTCTAAGTGCAGACAAAGAAATCATCATCGCAGGTCTCGACGCAGATGCGTTTCAAAGAAAGTGGGGAGAACTTCTCGACTGTATTCCACTCGCGAGTGAAGTGACAAAGCTGTCAGCACTTTGTATGTGCTGTGGCAATGGTAAGCCCGGACCATTCACAAAACGCACGGTAGAAAACAAGGAACTGGAACTCATTGGTGGAAGTGATATGTATATTGCAGTCTGTCAGAAACACCTGTAGACGTCTAAAATGAGGACGACCCTCCTACCCGTACCCCTCTTCACAACCTCATGATACTTGGCATGGTCGAAGAGGAAGTCTTCACCGTCGCGATGTTCGTGCGCCCCCTTCGTGGTATAGAGTGTGCAATCACCCCCACTCTCTATAGTAAGATGATAGCGTAGAAGCCAGTTTGATTCAGCGCGGTGCGGTGGAATGACCATGGGCCCCTCAGCCACGGCAAACATGGCAGTCTCTTTATGGATACTTGGAATCTGATCGATGAGACTTTTTAGCACTGGAAAATCTTCAACCCTATAGAAGTAGTACCCATCATTCTTATCGAACCATGCGTCTGCTTCATGGAAGAGATGTCGCCTTAGACTTGGTGAAATTTCTAGGAACTCTTGGTGTATCTTCTCATAGTGTGCCTTTATGAGCCAAAGTCCAGGTGGTTCAGGTATGGACATGATACTGAGTATGTCGACCATGGCATTTTGCATACCCATTAGGATACGCCTCGGGTTGTTAAAGTACAGACGGTCTATGGGTGCCTTCAGATAGTCGTGGAGTACCAAACCCATTGGTACCAGGATGAGAGGCCACATTATTTTCTCAGTAGATAATAAAAATGCCATTTTACGGTAAACGTTCCATGTACGCCGCCCCTGAGCCTACCGAGGAAGTCGACACCGTTGAGAAGCGCTTCGCCATGCCCAAGATGCCCGCTCTCACATGGGTTCAGATCGCCCTCATCCTCATCATTGCCATTTACGTCTATGGTGCCCGCAAGATGAACGGCGTCGTCGTCTCGAGCCTCGCCCTCGCTGTAGGGCTCCTTCACATCTACGATCACTTTTATCGCGTAAAGCGTGGTCCCGAGCGCCTCTTCTTCCTCCCCAAGAAGGAGGAGTACGGTTGCATGTCGTGCAAAAATTAAATACTCATAAAATATAAGTATGCGCGTCAAGATTGTTCGTAGCCCTGATCGTAAGAAAAAGTTCAGGGCCATCTTAGAAGACGGCAGGACTGTTGACTTTGGTGCAAGTGGATATTCAGACTACACCAAACACAAGAATCCTTCACGTATGCGATCGTATGTACTCAGGCACGGTGGACGTGTCCCCAAACGCACTATAGCAGAGAGAGATCCCAAGAAGATACAGACCATGATGCTCGAGGTGACATCGAGTGACAAAGAAGACTGGAAGATGAGTGGTATCGACGGGGCTGGTTTCTGGTCCCGTTGGTACCTCTGGGGTCATCCAACATTTGAGGGTGCTAAGAAGATTATTACCAAGAAGTTCGGGGTGGTGTTTATCAATTAATAAGTTCATCGAATTCTTCATCTGTTGCTAGACATACACTCATCATTTCGTCAACTTCTGACTTGCCTATATTATCGTCTAAACCAATATAATCACCAAAAAGTTTATTTTTTGAGACGTTACCATTTAATGTAAATACGTTATTGGTATACTCATTCAATTCTACCTTACCCACAAACTTACCATTTTTATCTGTATTATCTTTCACTTTCACACAAATCTCCCCGTCTCGCAAACTGGTCATGTTTTCTTTCACCATTGTTAAATATGCCGTCCTTTCTTCTGTATTTAGACCAGATAGATCCGGTCCCGCATTAGGGAATTCAGTCTGGATTTGAGTTTCATAATCGTTAATTAACTTTTTGAGATCTTTAACAATATCTTTCATTTTTTTAGCTTTCGTAACCTTCAAAAAGTGAGGTTCTGTTCCTGGAATCATACCACCAAAAAAGCCACCAGCACCAATCGAAGATGAAAGACAACAAATTGCAAGTACGACAAGGGCCATATTATAATATAGGTAGATTATATTTCCTCTTCAATTTTTCAAACTTTTCAAAAAAACGAATCATCATCTTCAGGTGTTCGTAGAGTTCCTCACCCAGATACTGCTCTACGAATTCCTCGGGTTCTCCATTTTCTCGCATGGCGTTGGCGTACGAACAAAGTAGTGAGTATGCTTCGTCCACATTTTCACCACTCCAGGTTTCTAACAAGGTTTTGACTTCCTTCAATCTGAGTGTACTCTCCATTACTTGGCTAAGCCCTTTTTCTTTAAAGTGGCTTTCAATTCAGCCATGAGTTTGGCACGCTTGTTGTTTATCACAGGCTTCCTTGGAGCCATAGGGGGTCGGGGTGGAGGTGGAGCTGGCGCACGACCAACTTGGGGTGCAGGTGCGACCACGGTCTGACAAATACGAATCACTTTCTGAGCATTCTTCACACTGTTCTCAAAGTTCATAGTAATTTTGGAACGAAGTTCCCTCGCTGTGAGTTTTACACGTTTACCATCCACATTCTTCGTGACACGAAGTCCTAACTTCTTCGCCTTATTTTTGAGTTCCCTGTACTGCATTTACTAATAGATGAGAAAATCGTAGAATGTCTTGATGTCACCGGTATTTATCAAATGTGCAAAATCAAATTCAGACTTTGAAAAATAAAGTGGGTTTGGAAAAGCTATCGTCAAGGCTCGATCTATAGTTATGCCAATCTCATCCAAGTATAACAACATCTTCATAATGACATCATCACCTACTATTCCAAATGACATCCTAAACTTACCAACTGAAAATTCATACGTGTTATCATGGTTTCTGGTGAGAATATGTCTTTTGATCCAATGTTCGATATCATTTCTAGGTTCTCGACCGATACGAGTTGCGTGTTTCGTGTATTCCATCAAATCTCTTAAACCGTGAGCAATCTTTTTAAGAAATTCAATCTTGTCTTCCAACATACTTTCTACGATTAAAAAAAGTCATCTGTTCGGTAC